CTTTAGGTGGTGCAAAAATTGGTGCTGCCATAGGTACAGCAATATTACCTGGTGTAGGTACTGTGATTGGAGGTATAGGTGGTAGTATAATTGGTGGATTGGCAGGTGGTAGATTAGCAGATATCTTCTCAGGTGCTGATAGAAGAAGAAAGTTTGAGGAACAAAGGGTAATTTTATCAACTCAAAAGACATTATTTTCTAGTGCCCTTGATGATTTTGATCGGGTATTGGACAAATTAGAAGAAAATGATATATTGATTGCTATGAAAAAACCAAAAGATGATGATGAATTAGTAGGGTTAGGAAGAAGACCAAAAATATATGATCTCTTACTCCTCCCAAAACTTGAAGGAAAAACTATGAAGCAAGTGATAGCAGAGGAAGTAGCGAAAACACTTCTTGCTATAGGTATAACAGTTCTTCTTATTCCAAGTGATCCATCAGATCTTGCTACTACTGGACCTTTGTTATTGAAGTTGCAAAAGTTGATTAAAAGTTCTAGGTTGTTTAAATTATTTTCAAGAACCAAAGTAAAACCAAAAAAACTCGATGATTTTGATGAATTGATACCTGGTGTTGACATACCTGGTATATCAGCGAAAGGTTTACGAATAAGGGCACAGGCACTTATGAAAAAACTCAATCCAAATATAAAATTTGATAATATACCAAAGAAAGAACCTACTCTAAATCAATTACTCAAGAAAGAAAAGCAATTACAAGAAAAACTTTTTAATATAATAAAGAATGCATCCCCCGAAAAAGCACGGGAGATACTACAAAAATTCATAAAAGAAGGTAAACTACCTAGAACACCTAGAAATATACCAAAGAAAGGTGATGTAAAAGTAAATGTGGAGAGAGCATTTCCGTCTGGTTCACCAGATATGACTGGCACAAATAGTAATCCTCTTGGAAGTGGTGGGACTCCATTATCAATGAATGAATCACCTAATAATGATATTGCTCTAGCACCTATAAACAATATATTTCTTATTAATCAAGAGAACTCGACCAGTTCAACACCTACAACACAAGGTGGTAGCACCATTCTTATTGGTAAAGGCACTATGAATTCCTTTGATGCTGAGATAAATATTCGTCAGATGGAAATATTACAGACAGCATGAATAGAAACGTCCTATGGACAAAAGGACATAAGTTATTATCCTTTGAAGTGTTTACTGACAAGGAAGGAAAGTCTGTGAATATGCTCGGTCAGGTCAACTTCATAAAGTATTTTGAGGATGTGGTAGATCCATCATTACATATGGATATTACCATATCTGACACAAATGGTCTTATAAACAAGTTACCAATTAGAAGTGGATCTGTTGTCAAAATACAATTGACACATCCAAGTCAAGAAGATCCTGTTCAAATGAGTTTGATTGTCACAAACATATCAGGTCATATTATAGACAATAAAAGAGAAATTTACACACTTACATGCGAAACAAAGGGTGCACTTTCTAATCATACTAATAGAGTGTGGAAAAAATATACTGGTTCTATAGCAGCAACTGTGAGCACAATAATAAACGAAAAAATAGAAGGTGAGATCAATGAGGTAGACACCACATCAAATGAATTAGAGTTTTATGGTAATTACAGAAGACCTTTCAAGGTCATATCTGATTTATGTCGTAAAGCGATACCATCAACATCAGGATCGAGCAAGATAGGAGATGAGGGAACGGCAGGGTATTTGTTTTATGAGACACAAGATGGATACAATTTTAGAAGTATTGATAAGATATTCAAAGATGATGAGGTGAGGGAGACATATGAGATGACACCTTTCAAGGAAGCATTAGATGTTTCAAATAATTTCAAATTAGCAAGTAGTCCTTCTATGAAAGAAAGTCATGATATAATAAAAAAACTAAGATCTGGTGCATTCAGTAGTTCAAACTGGTACTATGATGTACTCACAAGGAAGGTAATCTTCAAGAATTTCAGATTCAATAAAAATATTGAACTTGCAAATGATGAGGAGGTTGTTCCTACTGATTACAAAGAACCTTACTCAAGAATTATTTTATCAACTCTTGATCAAGGAACCACCGTGAAAGATGCAGATGGTGTAGAAACTAATACACCTCAAAGACAAGCAGAATTCCAAGCACAAGCATCAGCAAGATACTCTGCTATGTACTCTCAGATTTTAGATATCACAGTACCCATGAATCTTTCATTGAGAGCAGGTCATGTCATTGATGTCAAATTTCCTGATCTAAATACTGGTAAACCACAGGATAAAAATTCTCCTGAGAGTGGTAAATACATGATTGCCAAGTTATCTCATGAGTTTGGAAATCCAGAGGGTGATTACACAGGATTATCTCTTGTGAGAGATTCATTTACCATCAACGAGTAACATGAAAAGTATCGAAGACCACATTGCTAAAGACAAGGAAATCTCTGAAGATCCAAAAGCGTCTCCAGCAGCAAGAAGACATGCAACAGATGAATTGCATGAACTTGAGGAGTATGCAGAGCATCATAAGGAAGAGATCGCAGCAGGTGATCATCATGACCCCAACGCTTTAGAAGTATTCTGTGATTTACATCCAGATGAACCTGAGTGTCTAATTTACGATGACTGATGCTTACACGTCAAACTAATATTGAATTCTTTGGAAAGGATGGATTCCAGTGGTTTATTGCACAAGTAGCCCCTGACAAAGTTTGGCGTACAGAAAATAATCAAAACTTTGATAATGGATTTAGAGCAAAGATAAGAATACTAGGATATCATCCTGGTGAAAATGGTGGTGAGGGTGGTATATCTGATGAAGATTTACCTTGGGCACATTTTCTTGTGTCACCTCAGTTTGGAGCAGGTAACTTCAACGGAGGAACATCATTTGGACTACAGGGTGGTGAGATGGTTGTTGGGTTTTTCCTTGATGGAGAGGAGGCACAACAACCTGTAGTATTTGGATCATTCTTTGCCAATTATAATATAGAAGAAGTAGAGGACTTCAAAAAAGTATTAGATGCTGGCACATCAGGTTTCAAACCAATAGGTATAGATGAGTCTGTAAAATATGGTAAACACACCACAATTGAAGGTCAAAAGAAACAGAAAAAATCTGGTACGGTTGTCAATAGTAATTCAGAAGTTGTAGATGAAAATAAAGAGAAAAAAGGTACGATAGAAAAGGTTTATGATAATAAGACTTATAAAACTAAGGTGCCAGTGGTATGTGATACGCCAAAGAGCAATACTGGTGATATATCAAAGTCATTGCAAGATTTTTTTGATAAAATTAATAAATTCCAAAAATATCAAGATGGATATATTGACCCAGTATTGAATAGAATTGTAAATTTGGACAAAGAAATAAACAAGGTATCGGAAGAAATTTCTGGTGCAATGTCAGGTATTGTTAGAAAGGCAAGAAACAAATTATTTGAAGAAATAAATGATGGGGTAGATGATATGATTGACTTTCTTGACCCTGATAAACTTATCAAGGATATTGAGATAAAGAAGAAAAAGGATGATATATACTGTCTCATTGAGAATGTTTTGAATGGGTTGAAGGATTTTGTAGGTGATTTTATAAAATCATTATTGGGAAACATATTGAATGTGCCTCTTTGTGCTGCTGAACAATTCATCAGTGGTTTGATGTCTAACTTGACTGATAAAATACAGAGTGCCATAGGTCCTGCAATATCTGCAATAAGTCAATTGACAGGAAAAGCTATGACCTCATTCTCAGCGATGATGACAAAAGCATTAGAGATGGCACAAACTGCTCTTGCATTATTTGAGTGTGAAGGTAATAAGTGTGAGGAAGATCCAGCAGATTTCATCACCAATGAAGGTCCTGATCCTAAAAAAGTATTAGAATTCAATAATTTACTCAATAAGTTTACAACACTCAGTGGTAGTGGTTTGACAGGTGCATTAGATACGTTGGTCGGTAAAGCATTTCCACAACTTAGTATCGGTGATAATATAGGTGATTTCTCAGGTTTAAATCCACTAGAAGGTTTAGTTGGTGGTTGTAATGTATCTAGTAAAACTTGTGGACCTCCTAGAATAGAAATATTTGGTGGTGGTGGTTTTGGTGCTGCTGCTGATGCAGTTATAAACTCCATAGGTGAAGTTGTAGGTGCTAATATGACAAGTTTTGGTGTGGGATATAAAAAACCACCCTTTGTCACAATTTTTGATGATTGTAATAATGGTAAGGGTGCCACAGCTAAACCAGTAGTAGAGGATGGAAGAATAGTCAATCTTATAATAACAAATTCTGGTGGTGGATTCCTCACACCAGATAGTATATCAGATACAGAAGGTGTTGATGTTATAGGTCAGGTTGAAGGTGTTGATATTATTTCTACAGGAATAGGATATGAAGAGGGAGATCTTATTTGCAGTGAAAGTGGGCAGTGCTTGACACCTGTGATAGAAGATGGTAGAATAGTCGGAGCAAGTGGTAAAATAGATCTAGGTCTCGTAAAAGTACCAGAATTGACAGTTGAATCAAATACTGGAATTGGTGCTGATGTAAGAGCTATAACTAGATTTGTCAAGAGAGATGATTACACAGATCCTGTCGTACCAGACACAGAACTCATACGAGTTATAAGTTGCCCTAGATTCTACTAATGTCAGATAAACCAAAGTTTCCACCGATTATTATACAACACCCTGAGTGTGGTCATATCACTATGGGTGATGAGAAAGATAAAGATGTAAAAAGACCAAGGGATATTGGTTTATATGGTGGTAGTGCAAATGCACTAAGATTATTCAAGGATGGTGGTTTTGAATTACGATCAAGTGATGATGATAGTGAACAGGAAACAAGAGGTTCATTGATTTTACAGGCATGTAAAAACGGAAGACTTGTCATAAAATCTGAGGGTGATTTGAATATTGATGTGGCAGGTGAATTTACAGTCAGTGCAAATAAAATAAAAATGGAAGCATTGAATGCCAGTGAAGATGGCATCAATCTCAAAGCAAAACATGATATTCGCATAGATGCAGACAATAATATTCTTACGACTGCTGATAATGTTACCATAGATGCCAAAGAAAGACTTGTTACACACTCTATAGGGTGGACGGTTCTAATTGGTCAATACATTAGACTACATGAACCGATAACAAAATTATGTCCTGCCATTTTGGAGGAATATATAGAGAACCAAATCAAAACACTGAAAAAGTAATATGGCAGGTATTCGTAATCTTGATAGCGGTAAGATCTACATTGGACCTGAAGATCCAAAGGTCGATCAATCAGTAGAAACACTTGACGGTGACAAGGAGTTTGATGGCACACTTTCAGCAGTAGGTCCTGTATTTTTGGGTGAGCATAGTGATATAGCATTTGGTCATGTCAATATTGGTACAGATATAGGTTTTCAGAAGTTTGTGCCACAGATGAAGGGTAGAGCATTAGATGTAGAGGGTGACGTAAGTATAGTTGGTAATGGTAGTGGTGCTCAAGGTGTAAATGCACTGGTAATAGATGGTGACGTATTTGTCACAGGTGCTGTTGATTGTTTATCTAAGGGAAGGTTAGAAGCAAGACACGCTGTTGCTGACAGTTTACCAAAACCATTTGACATGGAACACCCTAGTAAGGGTGAAGGTCATAGACTTAGATACGCTTGTATTGAAGGTCCTGAGGTTGGTGTATATTTCAGAGGTAGGACACAGGATAATGAGATTGTCTTACCTGATTATTGGAAAGACCTTGTGGTGATTGATAGTATCACAGTACAAACACAACCAGTTGGATCAGCACAGAATATAATAGTAAAAGAATGGGATGAAAGTAAGATAACTTTAGAGGGTGTGACTGATTGTTTCTATCATGTATATGGAGAAAGAAAGGATGTAAACCCACTTGTGGTAGAATATGAAGGTAATACTTGGGAAGACTATCCTGATCCCAAGTATAATGACCCTGCATACTCTCGATAGTGTGCTATACTGAATAAAAAACCATGAATGAAATGCTTGAAACTTGTGGCATCGTAAAAGTCGATGGTGTTATTGAGTTACCAGATTATATGGTTGGTAACATTGAACCTGAAACACTATGTGTTCAAATCACACCAATAGGTGTAGCACAGGAATTGTTTGTAGACCGTGTAGAGTACGGAGCAAGAATAATTATTAGAAATGGTTCTGGTGGTCCTATCAATGCATACTACCATGTGCATGCACAGTCAAAGATAGTAATCTCTATTCCAGATGATGAAGAACAATACCGCACGACTGATATTTGACTTTGTGCACAGGTGTGCTATCATAGAAAAAGTTACTCAAAATTTTATGTTCGCCCCCGATCAAGTTGTAGACCGTCTTGAAATAAGTATGACTGGCAGATGGTTCAGAATATATGGATCTGATGCAGAGATCAAGAGAATCGAATGCGAAGACGTTGATCAGTTTATGAGAGTATTAGAGGTGGCGAAGATGGCAGAAGAGATAGATAAGGAAATCAAGGTGGTATATGTCTAGATTTCTTCCCCCTTTATCTGATATAAAATTTCACGACGTTCCAGTTGTAGGACAATTTTATACGAAGAAAGAGGTAGACAAACTCATCAAAGATGCTGTAGACGAGGCAAGAAGGATTGATGAAGAGTCGATGGCAAAGCATAATCGTGATGCAACTATCATTAGTATGATACTTGGATTCACCACACTCGCATTGTTTGTTGATGGTCTTTTGAGGTTACTTGGCATCACCCCACCGTTTATGGGTATAGACATTGACATCTTAGACAGGATAGTAGATAAGGTAGAATCTGACCTCTTACCATTAGTACAGAAGATACCTCGAATCTGAGTAGTATAAATAAGTTGAAGGAATGGTGTCAGAAGGTAGTAAATGCCACTTAGTAGACTTGAAAATTTTCTAAAGAATGTACAAGGGAACGTAATATACGTCAATCCTGAGGAACTTGATGCAACAGATGACGTTAGCAATACTGGTAATTCCAGAACTCGTCCGTTCAAAACAATACAAAGAGCACTGATAGAGTCTGCTAGATTCTCATATCAGTTAGGAAAAGATAACGATAAGTTTGATAAAACAACAATCTTAGTGTCACCTGGCACACATTATATTGATAATAGACCTGGTTTTGTTATTGATGATAGTGGTAATGTTACAGATGTCAATGGCACTGCTGCGTCAATAAGTGAGTTATCAATTGGAACAAAGTTTGATATACAAGATCCAGATAATGTATTATATCATTTCAACTCTGTTCATGGTGGTGTCATACTACCAAGAGGTACATCAATTATAGGTCAAGACCTAAGAAAGACAAAGATAAGACCAAAGTTTATACCACAACCAGACAATGATAATATTGAGAGAACTGCAATCTTCAGAGTGACTGGTGGTTGTTTCTTCTTCAACTTCAGTTTATTTGATGGTGACCCTGCTGATAGAATATTCAAAGATTACACCAGTAATGTATATGCACCGAACTTTTCTCACCATAAACTAACTTGTTTTGAGTTTGCTGATGGTAATAATACGATAGAAGGTAAGGGAAATACTGACTTAGACATGTATTATGCTAAGTTGACTCTTGCTTACGGTACTAACAGTGGTAGAGCACTACCAAACTACCCTGCAAACGTTGACTTCCAGAAGACTGTAGATGAGTCACGTATAGTTGGTGCGATATCAAGACTTGGTGACTTAGAGATACAAGACATATTTTCTGGTACAGATGCAACGTCTGCCACTGCAACGACTATCGTTACAGTTATAACAAAGACTGAGCATAACCTAAACGTTGAGACACCTATTATCATCAATGGTGTCAGTAATAGTGACTATGATGGTAGTCATGTTGTGTCTCAGGTTCTTAGCACAACATCATTTACATACTCAGTTCCTGTTGCACCACCATCCACTGCAACACCATCACTTACAGGACTTGCTCCCATCGTAATTGTTGAGAGTGATAGTGTTACATCTGCATCTCCATATGTATTCAACTGTTCTCTACGTTCAGTATTTGGTATGTGTGGTATGTTGTCTGATGGTAGCAAGGCAACTGGTTTCAAATCTATGGTCTGTGCACAGTTCACTGGTATAGGTCTACAGAAAGATGACAATGCGTTTGTAAAATATAACAAAACTTCAGGCACATGGCAAGACCAAGCGACACTTGGTTCATCAGTCACACTACACACTGATGGTCTAGCACTGTATAAACCTGAATACGAGAACTTCCACATCAAGGTCACAAGAGATTCTGTGCTACAGGTAGTATCTTGTTTTGCTGTGGGTTATGCGAAAC